ATACAAATGCAACTATGCCCATAGGGTTGAATGTTTTAGAATTTCAAAGACCAAATAACACGTCTTCTTTCTTCGGCAAAACAAAAGCACTTGCAGTTTGGAAAGAGGCTTTAAGCGACCAAGAACTTGCTGACCTTACTTACCCAACACCAACTGATCCAACATTTAGTTTAGACTTTGATACGATAGCAACTGATTTCACATTTGCTAGAGGCTCTGAGGCTACATACGTAGATGCACAGGGGTTAATAAAAAGTACTAATGAGATAGGACCAGAGTTGGTTACTAATGGAGATTTTAGTGATGGCAGTACGGGTTGGACTTTAGGTGTAGGACATACTGTTTCGGGGAGTAAACTAAATATAAATGGAGCGAGTTTTACGTATCAACCTGTACAACAAACTGTTTCAAGTAGATATAGACTATCTTTCAGCGTTTCTAATTATGTTAGTGGAACTATAAGAGTTTATACGGGTTCAGGTACATCATCCGTTAGGATAGATGCATCTTCTGATGGAAATTTTGAATTAGATTATATTGCTAATGGCAATACTGTTTATGTCCAACCAACGGGAGGTATATTCATAGGCTCAATAGACAACGTATCTATAAAGGAAGTAATAACTGCAACTAACACTCCTAGATTAGATTACTCAACGGGAGCAGAGGCATTTTTACTAGAACCGCAGAGTACGAATTTGGTTCCTTATTCTGAGGATTTTACGCAGTGGAATGGTAATAGTATAGTTTTAACAAGTGGCTTTACTTCCCCTGATGGAACAAGTGGGGCTACCTTGTTGTCAGGAAATGGAGTAAGCTCATTCGCTAACATTAATCGGAGTCTGTCAGCTTCAGGAGATGTATCTTATAGTCTTTTCGTAAAGAAAGAACTTTCTGATACAATATCATTGAGGGTGCAAGGTACAGATATTGGTGGAGCTGGATTTGTTAATGCAGTATATACTTATACATTCTCAACAAACAGCTTTGTCTCTGCATCTTCAGGAGTTGCGGAATCCTTTTCAGCTCAACCGCTTGTTGATGGCTGGGTTAGATTGGAACTTAATTTTACATCTACAACAATAACGGCTTGTAGGATATACTCTGCATACAATTCAACTAGCGCTCAAGGTGTTTACATTTGGGGCGCACAATTAGAACAGCAATCCTATGCAACTTCGTATATCCCAACATCGGGAACTACGGTTACACGTAACCAAGAAACGTGTATAAACGCAACACCAGAAATAAACAGTGAGGAAGGGGTATTGTATGTAGAGATAAATGCAGAAAATGTTTACTCTAATTCAAGGTATATTGCTTTGTCAAATGGAACAACAAGTAATAGGGTTATTATAGGAATTTCATCAAACTCAACAGGAACAATCACTTGTTTTGTTAGTAGTGGTGGCTCTACTGTAGCTATCTTGTCCTCTACCGCAGATATTACAGATTTTAATAAAGTAGCTTTACGATATAGAAAAAACAATTTTAGTTTATTTTTAAATGGGGTTAAGGCTTCTACGGATACATCAGGGTTACCCCCGGTAGAACTTAATCGGCTTGCGTATGGTAACGGTGTTCCAAATGCAACGCCTTTCTATGGTAGCACCAAAGACATACAAGTTTACACAAAAGCACTATCAGATGCGGAACTAATAAAATTAACAACATGATGCAAATTTATAAGACTGTATTTGATACAGAACAACAAGGTAAAGACATCCTAATATCCAAAGGGGTATGGGAAGAGGTAACCGAAGAGGGTGTAACAACCATGCAGTTTACAAACGGAACAGCAGCAGTAGTAAACATTGGTAAGGTGGTTGAGACACCAGGAACTTACGGTCCTGATGGTCACGAGATAACACCACCAGTTTATTACCCAGGGTGGGCGTATGATGTAATGTCTAGCGACCTACTTGATTTCGGAACATACGAAGTGTTCCCAGGGGATGCAGCAGCACATAGTTTTATGGGTTGGCCAAGAGGTGCAGAAGTACCTCCGGAGCCTATAGATTAAAAAAATAGGTAGTTTTTCAAAAAAGCGTGTGATTATATAATAAAATCAAATCTTATGAAAAATTTATTTATTACACTATGTTTAGTTTTAACGTCATTAACATTAACAGCTCAAGAAGCATTTAACGGGATATGGAAAACTGAAGGAAGCAATTACTTAAAAACAATACTTGCGTCAGATTACGCGGTACTACAATGTTTTAATACCTCTTTTGAAGAATACGATGTTATAACCGAAGAAATATTTGATGAGGGAGTAACAAGTTTTATAACAAAGCTACATAACCCAGACAACGGGTACAGAGTAACAATAGAATACACACTTATAACCAGGGATTCAATTTCTACAAAATACACAGGCGACGTTCGCGGAACTTACGCTTTAACACGATTATACTAAAACAAAAATTATGGCATACAAACAAGAATTTGGAAGAGCACCGGTTACCAATAAAATGGTAGATGAAATTACAGGTGGATATCAAAACGGAGGAGACAAAAAGAAAAAGAAAAAAGTTAAATCCTTTGATACTGAAACAAAGGAAACATCTAGTATAGATGTGGTTTCGGGTTCTCCCGCGGACAAGTTGTCAAAGCAAGTTGGCAACGCAATAGATTTTGGGTCACAAAGCCAATCTACTAGCGGTAAAAAAGGAAACCTTACGAGCGGAACTAACGCTAACACAATGGCTAGTGCTTCTACTTACGGCAATCTTCCTAAAGGATTCAAAGGTAGAGCTTTTGACAAAAGCAATAAAATAGTTGACTTTTCAAATAGTAATCAAGACAAAAGAAGAGGCGAAAAATTTAGAGTTTATAAATAAACAATTAACAATTAAATTAAATCAAATGAGCAAAGTAAAAGAAATGGAGGTAACTCCAAAAGCAATCACCAAAGAAGAATTAGAAAGAGTAACAGAGCTTCAAACGGAGCTGCAATCTTATCTAGCCAACATTGGTGTACTAGAGGTACAGAAAGCTAAAGCTATTTACCAAGTCAACATGCTTGAAAAAGGCATGGATGAGATGAAAAAAAGTATTGAGGAAAACTATGGACCAATCAATATAAATCTCACTGACGGAACTTACGAAGAAATTAAAGAGTAAGTTATGGATAGTATTATAAGAAAGATTAGTATCGGGGCTGACTATAAAAACGAAGCAATGCATTACTCTGTTAAACAGACAGTTTACGGCGGTCACGAAATCTCTCACATACTATTTGAAGAGTCTGATAATTCTTATAATATATTTATAAAAAAAGTAGACGAGATAATGCCATGGAAGAAATTTAATTCAAACATGGCAATATCCGTTGAATATGACTTAGAATATTAATGCGGAGTGTATATGACTTTATCATAAAGCCGGTAGGCAAAAGGTATGATAACGAGGTAAAGGTTGGAGAGCATACCCTTATAACAAATAGCTCTATAGAAAGCTTTAAGCATGTTAACAATATTGCTGAGGTAGTTGAAACACCAGTTGCATTTGCAACTCCTATAAGAAAAGGTGATTTAATTATGGTACACCACAATGTGTTCAGGGTATTTTACGACATGAAAGGAATCAAAAAGAACAGTAGGTCTTTCTTAAAAGACGACTTATTTTTTTGTGCGGTTGATCAAGTGTATTTGTATAAAAGAAAAAATACTTGGAAATCATTCGGAGATAGATGCTTTGTTGCGCCTGTCAAGAATAAAGACCTTTTAAGCACAGATAAAGTAGCTGATCTTATTGGTATACTTAAAATAGGTAATAGCTCCTTAGAGGAGTCTGGAATCAATCCAGGAGACATAGTTGGGTTCACACCAAATAGCGAATGGGAATTTGTTGTAGACAATCAGATTATGTATTGTATGAAATCAAATGATATTGTTATAAAGTATGGACTCGATAGAAACGAAGAAGAATATAATAGCCGCTGGGCGACTAGCGATTGAAGAATTAGTAAAGGTAGCAAAAGAAAAGATCGTTGACTCAGAAGAGGATATCTCAGCTGACAGACTTAAAAATGCTGCCGCTACTAAAAAGTTATGTATATTTGACGCCTTTGAAATTCTTACAAGAATTCAGGAGGAGGAAAGTATGATAAACGAATCGTCAAGTGCTTCAACTAAACCTGCTTTTAAAGGGTTTGCAGAATCGAGATCTAAATAATGGCATATCAACAGGAATTATACCGGATAGCCAAAGACTACGTTAAGCCGCAAGCAATTAAGAAAAAGAATCGCTACGCTAAATGGGAGTATGGTTACGACAAAGAATACGATCTTGTTGTAATAAGTAGAACAGGTAAGATAGGAGATATATATGTTATTGGTGATTTACATATTGCATTACCTTTGCTAGAGGATAAACTCAGTAAGGGAATTAATAAGTGGGCGCCAAAAGAATACCCAAAAGAATTAAGTAAAATCAAAAGCGAAGCGGATTGGGAAAAGTATCCGACTGCATTTAAAGAGAAGTGGTATGGATATATTGACACAGAGTTTAACAGGCGCGAAGAAGGTTTTTGGTTTATTAACAAAGACAAGCCTACTTATATTACTGGTACTCATTACATGTACCTGCAGTGGTCCAAGATTGACGTTGGGCACCCAGACTTTAGAGAATCAAACAGATTGTTCTATCTTTTTTGGGAAGCTTGCAAAGCAGACAGACGAAGCTATGGCATGTGCTACCTTAAGAACAGAAGATCGGGCTTTTCTTTCATGGCCTCAGGAGAGACCGTTAACCAAGGCACAATATCTACGGATGCTAGATTTGGCATATTGTCCAAGTCTGGACCCGATGCAAAGAAGATGTTTACAGACAAAGTTGTTCCGATATCGGTTAACTATCCATTCTTCTTTAAACCAATACAGGACGGAATGGACCGCCCGAAAACAGAGCTTGCGTACAGAGTACCAGCCTCAAAGCTTACAAGGAGGAAACTCGATTCAAACGAGAAACTCCAGGAAATTACAGGTCTCGACACAACGATCGACTGGAAAAACACCGGGGACAACTCTTACGATGGAGAAAAACTAAAGCTATTAGTACACGACGAAAGCGGTAAGTGGGAAAGGCCTACTAACATACTTAACAACTGGCGAGTTACAAAAACTTGTTTAAGATTAGGTAGTCGCATTATCGGTAAGTGTATGATGGGCTCAACCTCAAATGCATTAGACAAGGGAGGTAAAAACTTTAAAAAATTATATAACGATTCAGACGTTACAAAAAGAAATAAGAATGGGCAAACAAAAAGCGGATTGTATAAGCTTTTTATACCAATGGAGTGGAACTATGAAGGATTCATTGATGAACACGGTTGGCCGGTTTTTGACGTACCTAAGAAAGACATTCTTGGTCCTCAAGGTGACATTATTGATGAGGGCGTCATTGATCATTGGGAAAATGAAGTTGAAGGATTAAAAGACGATCCTGATGCATTGAACGAATACTATCGTCAATTTCCAAGAACAGAGCAACATGCTTTTAGAGATGAGTCTAAGCAATCGTTATTTAACTTGACTAAGATCTACCAACAGATAGATTATAACGACGAGTTAAAAAACAATACAATGGTTACGAAGGGAAACTTTCAATGGGAAAACGGTATTAAAGATACAAGAGTAATGTTCTACCCAAACAAAGACGGTAGATTTTGGATTACTTGGGTTCCTAATCAAGAACAACAAAATAACATAATAATAAAGAATGGTATCAAGTACCCTGGAAACGAACATATTGGAGCTTTTGGTTGTGACAGTTACGATATTAGTGGTGTTGTTGGTGGTGGAGGTTCTAACGGAGCGCTTCATGGATTAACTAAGTTTTCAATGGAAGACGCACCCCCTAATCATTTCTTTTTAGAATATATAGCTAGACCATCAACCGCTGAAATGTTTTTTGAAGACGTGCTGATGGCTATGGTGTTTTACGGAATGCCAATATTATGTGAAAATAACAAACCTAGATTGCTTTACTATTTAAAGCGTCGAGGATACAGAGGCTTCAGTATTAATAGACCAGATAGATCTTACAACAAGCTATCTGTGTCAGAACGAGAAGTAGGTGGTATACCTAACTCAAGTGAAGATATTAAACAAGCACACGCTTCGGCAATTGAAACTTATATAGAAGACTTTGTTGGTCAAACAAAAGAAGGGTACGGTGATGTTTATTTACAAAGAACATTAGAAGACTGGGCCAAGTTTGATATAAACAACAGGACAAAGCATGATGCATCAATAAGCTCCGGCTTAGCACTAATGGCATGCAACAAACATAGATATAGTCCCAAGGGAGCTATAACAACAAAGAAATACTCCTTAGGGTTTAAGAAATACGACAATAAAGGAACCACCTCAAAAATAATGCAATAGATGAATGTAAGTACAAATACTAATAGTCCATTTCCTGATCAGGTAGTAAGTGATGCTGAAAAAGCAACGCTAGAGTACGGATTACAGGTTTCTCGTGCTATTGAGCAAGAGTGGTTTAATTACGGGGGAGCAGGTTCGAATAGATACGCATCAAACTGGAATAACTTTCATAACCTTAGGCTATATGCTAGAGGAGAGCAAAGCGTACAGAAGTACAAAGATGAATTAGCTATCAATGGTGATCTATCTTATTTGAATTTAGATTGGAAACCAGTTCCGATACTTTCAAAGTTTTCAAACATCGTGGCTAACGGTATTACTCAAAAGCAATACGATATATCAGCGTACTCGCAAGATCCTGAATCTTTAAAGAAAAGAACGGATTATGCCGAAAACATATTATTTGATATGCTAACGCAAAAAGCCCGGGCGCAGGCTAGCTCTGTTATACCCATGGACCTTAGCAGATCGGGCATGAGCGACTCAGAACTTCCTCAATCAATGGAAGAAAGAGATTTACACATGCAGCTTAGGTATAAACCGGCTATAGAGATTGCGGAGGAAGAAGCTATTAATACGGTATTGGCTACTAATGAATTTGATTTAATTAGAGCAAGAGTAAACCAGGATTTAGTTAACATCGGGATAGGTATAACTAAAACATCGTTTAACCCTGCGGAAGGAATAGTTATTGATTACGTAGATCCCGCTTACTGCGTGTGGTCTTATACAGAGGACCCCAACTTTGGGGATATATATTATGTAGGAGAAGTTAAATCTATAACTATACCAGAACTTAAAAAAGAATTTCCTCATATATCTGACGAAGAGCTAGAAAGAATTCAAAAGTCACCAGGTAACCGTAGAATGATACGAGGTTTTGAAAACTACGATTATAATACCGTTCAGGTAATGTACTTTGAATACAAGACTTACACGGATCAAGTATTTAAAATAAAGAAAACAGATAACGGATTAGAAAAAGCTATTGAAAAAACTAGTGAATTTAATCCTCCCGCAAATGATAATTTTGAAAGAGTATCAAGATCAATTGAAGTGTTGTATCGCGGGGCAAAAATTATTGGGTCTGATATAATGCTAGAATGGAAGTTGGCTGAAAATATGACTCGTCCGCTAGCAGACACAACTAGAGTTGAGATGAGTTACTCTATAGCCGCTCCTAGAATGTACAAAGGAGTGATACAGTCGCTTATAAGCAAGTGCATTGGGTTTGCTGATGTAATACAATTAACACATTTAAAAATACAGCAGGTGTTGTCTAGAATGGTTCCTGACGGAATATTCTTAGATGTTGATGGATTAGCTGAGGTTGATTTAGGTAACGGTACAAATTACAATCCAGCGGAAGCATTAAACATGTACTTCCAAACAGGTTCTGTTATTGGTAGATCAATGACACAGGACGGAGATATGAACAGAGGCAAGGTTCCTATACAAGAATTATCAAGCTCTTCCGGTATATCTAAAATACAATCCTTAATTACTGCATACAACTATAATATGCAAATGATTAGAGACGTTACTGGATTAAATGAAGCCAGAGACGGGGCTATGCCAGATCCCAACGCCTTAGTCGGCTTGCAAAAAATGGCAGCCAACGCTTCTAATACAGCTACAAAACATATACAAGACGCTAGCATACAATTAGCATTAAGTACTTGCGAAAACATATCGCTTAAAATAAATGACGTATTAAACTTCCCTCTTACTAAAAACTCTTTAATGAATAGTATATCTACTTTCAATGTAGAAACACTAAAAGAGATTGAAAATCTTAACCTTCATGACTTTGGTATATTTTTAGAGATGGAACCAGACGACGAAGAAAAAGCGGAACTGCAAAAGAATATTCAAATAGCTTTGCAAACTAAAGAAATTGATATTGAGGATTCAATTGATATTAGTCAGATTAAAAACTTAAAGTTAGCTAACGAATTCCTAAAGCTTAAGCGTAAAAAGAAAAAAGAAAGAGAGCAGGCTTTAGTTCAGCAAAATATCCAAGCACAAGCACAGGCAAACGCCGAGTCCGCGGAGAAAGCCGCAATGGCTGAAGTACAAAAGCAACAGGCGTTGACGGCAGAAAAAGTAGCGATAGAACAAGCTAAATCAAACTTTGAAATGCAAAGAATGCAAACCGAAGCACAGATTAAAAAAGAGTTAATGGCAACAGAGTTCCAATACAATCTTAAGCTTGCGCAAATGAAAGCCCAAGAAATAAAAGCTAAAGACGCGCAAATAGAAGATCGCAAAGATAAAAGAATTGAAAAAGAAGGATCGCAACAAAGCCAGCTAATAGAGCAAAGGCAAACACAGGGGTTACCCAAAGACTTTGAGTCTGCCGGCAATGATAATCTAGGCGGATTTGATTTATCTCAGTTCAACCCGCAATAAGTACCTATTTAATAATTATATAATATCATATCATGAGTGAAGTAAAAACAGAAGGATCTTTTAAGATCCAAACAAAACCAAAGCTTACTGAGGAGCAAATAGCGGCCAGGAACAAAGAGCCACTGATAGACATTCCAAGTAATGTAACTAGAGTAGTAATACCTAAAGAAGAAAAAGATGCCGTTCAAAAGCCAAGCACAGAAGAAGTGGATGTGGATGAATCAGCCGGAGATAGCCCGACGCTGGTCGGAGAAGTACCCGAGCAAGTCATCACAGAAGTTACCGAAGAAAGTAAGCAAAAAGAAGAAGTAAAGCCAGCTGTAGCGCAACCTGAGTTGCCTGAAAATGTTACAAAGTTAGTTGATTTTATGCGTGAGACCGGAGGAACCATGCAAGATTACTTAAGACTAAACACTAACTACGACGATGTAGATCGCGACGTATTAGTAAAAGAATATTACAAAAACACTAAGTCCCACTTAAGTGCAGAAGAAATCGAGTTTATGATCGAGGACAACTTTGCATTTGACGAAGACCTAGACGAGGAGCGAGATATCCGTAGAAAAAAACTCGCATATAAAGAGGAGGTTGCAAAAGCCCGTACGTTTTTAAAGGAGACCAAGGATAAGTACTACGACGAAATCAAGTTGAATTCGCCAACACTTACTGAGGACCAAGCTAAAGCATCGGACTTTTTTAATCGATATAAAGAGGACCAGGAAAGAAACGTCGCTAACCACGATAAGTTTAAAGCCAAGACTAATGAGTTACTTAATGAAAATTTCGAAGGTTTCGATTTTACATTGGGCGATAAAAAATTTAGATATGGCGTACAAAACCCATCACAGGTAGCAGAAAAACAATCAGACATCAGTAATTTTATAGGAAAGTTCCTTGGAAAAGATGGTACGATTGAGGATACCGCGGGGTATCACAAAGCATTGTATGCAGGTGCAAATGCCGATAAAATGGCAAATCACTTTTACGAGCAAGGTAAAGCCGACGCTATTAGAGATGTTGTAAACAAGTCTAATAACCCTTCAAGTGGAGCAAGAAAAGCTGCGCCTATGGACGGAGCCAAGTTTGGAGCATACAAAGTGAAATCAGTTTCTGGAGCGGACTCATCAAAATTAAAAATTAAAAAGTTTAACAACTAATAATTATGAGTTTATTACCACAGTTTGGGAGTTTAGTCCCATCACAAACGCCGCAATTACTTGCGACAAATTACCTACAATGGAACAACAATGGCGGAGGAGCCGTTCCAGCAAATTTCGCTGACTTTGCGCAGCAGTATTTACCAGAAATCTACGAAGCAGAAGTAGAGCGTTATGGAAACAGAACGTTATCTGGATTTTTAAAAATGGTTGGCGCTGAAATGCCAATGACATCTGATCAAGTTATTTGGTCTGAACAAAACCGTTTACATATTTCTTATGCAGGAGTGTCTCAAGCAAATGGCGCGGGAACATTATCTGTTATTACGGTAAACCCAGGGGCAGTTGCAGGAGTACAAAATGTAATTTCTGTAAATGACACGGTTGTTGTTTTAGATCCAGCTACTGGATTAGAAGCTAAAGGTATTGTTACAGCTTCTGTACTAGGTGCAGCTGGAACAATTACTATTCAACCTTTTGCGGGAACTACTTTAACTGCTCAAGGCTTTGCTGCGACAGGATTAAAAGTATTCGTTTACGGATCTGATTATTCTAAAGGAACAACTATTGCTGCTGTTGGAGCAGGTAACTCTGCTGTGAGAAACAGTATAGACCCTGTACTAACGCAATTTTCAAACTCACCAATTATCATTAGAGATCAGTATGTTGTATCTGGATCAGATACTGCACAGATCGGATGGGTGAATGTAGCAACTGAAGACGGAACTGATGGATACCTATGGTACCTAAAAGCTGAGTCTGAAACACGTTTACGTTTTGAAGATTACTTAGAAATGGCAATGGTAGAAGGAGAATTAAATGCGTCTGCTTTAAATCCATTAACACAGCCAGGAACAGAAGGTATGTTCGCTGCGATCCAATCAAGAGGAAACGTAGAGACTGGGTTTACTGCTGCTAACGGATTAACAGAATTCGACGCTATCCTTAAGAACCTTGATACCCAGGGAGCTATTGAAGAGAACATGTTGTTTTTACAACGTCAAACTTCTTTGGACTTTGATGATATGCTAGCTGCAATTTCTGGAGGAGCACAAGGAGGAACCGCTTACGGTTTATTCGAGAACTCTTCTGAAATGGCTTTAAACTTAGGATTCACTGGATTCCGTAGAGGATCTTATGACTTTTACAAAACAGATTGGAAATACTTAAATGATGCATCTACTCGTGGAGCAATCAACGGAGTTAATTCAATCGAAGGTGTATTAGTGCCAGCTGGAACTTCAACTGTTTACGATCAAGTATTAGGAACAAATATCAGACGTCCATTCTGTCACGTACGATATAGAGCTTCTCAAACTGATGACCGTAGAATGAAGTCTTGGTTAACTGGATCTGTTGGTGGAGCAAGTAACTCGACTCTTGATGCAATGGAAGTAAACTTCCTATCTGAAAGATGTTTGATTACTCAAGCTGCTAACAACTTTGTATTATTCAGAGGAATCTAAGGATTCAAATTATGTAATTGTTACCCTCGTTATATCAACGGGGGTAATTATTACTTTTAAACTATTAAATTATATTATATTATGGCAAATAAAAAACCAGTAGCTAAGAAGGCTACAAAAGAAGTAGAAGTTGTAGAACAAGTAGTTGTACCGACCGAAACAATAGAAAAAAAGGTTATACCAGTTAAAGAAGAACTGGAACCAGCTAAACCAGAATGGGAAATTAAAGATAGGATATATTACTTATCAGGTAGACATACTCCTTTAACTTTAACAATACCAGGTAAGCATACGCGGAAGCACGCTTTACTTTATTTTGATCCTAAAACAGGTAAGCAAAAAGAAATTAGATATGCAACCAACCACGATTCGCCGTTTAAAGAAGACCAAAAGGGAGAAGCGACAATGGGACATATTATGTTTATGAATGGGGACTTAAGAGTACCTAAAGAAAAACAAAACTTACAAAAGCTGTTATCTTTGTATCACCCTTTAAAAGGTAGAATATACGAGGAGTTTGATCCAGTAGAAGAAGCATACGACGATTTAGAAATGCTTGATTTACAAACAGATGCAGCGGTATTTGCAAGAGAAATGGATATTGACGACGCTGAGGCAATCCTTCGAGTAGAAATGGGTAGTGCAGTAAACCAGTTATCATCTAAGGAAATTAAAAGAGACCTAAGGTTGTTTGCAAATGCAAACCCTGAGTTGTTCTTAGAATTAGCTCAAGATGAAAACGTTGGATTACGTAACACAGCAATCAAAGCAACCGAAGCAGGTATATTAGCTTTGTCACAAGATCAAAGAACATTTTCTTGGGCATCTAATGGCAGAAAGCTTATGAATGTGCCTTTTGATGAAAATCCTTACTCTGCAATGGCAGCTTACTTTAAGACCGACGAAGGTGGCGAAGTGTTTAGATCTATAGAAAAAAAGTTTAATTAGTAGTTTTTAAAAAAACTATGTGATTATATTATAGATGGTGAATTAATTTTAGCCGGCTTCATCACTGGGGCCGGTTAATATTTATAATAAAACAAAAAAATGGCAGTAAATGTAGATATAGTTTATAAAACAGTGTTACTTATTCTGAATAAAGAACAGAGAGGTAACTTATCTCCGGATGAATTCAATAAAGTTGCAACGCAAGTACAATTAGAAATATTCGAGAGCTATTTTGATACGCTTAATCAACAATTACGTAGACCAGATAATGATACGGAGTATGGCGATCGCATTAAAAATGTTGATCACAACATATCTGTATTTAAAACATACGGTAACGCAACTTACGTACCAACAGGCGGGTACTTTACTTTACCAACAACCTCAGGGTTGGGCGCTGCGGCGCAGACACTTACAGGTGACGGAGTTGCAATATCGTTTCCTTTTACATCGATAACATCTTCGCAATTGCAAACTAGCGTAATAGCTGTTACAATAAACGGTGTATCTACTACGGCTTACACAATCAGTGGAGCTAACATAATATTTAACAGTATACCAGCTTTAAACGACGCTATAGTCGTTACGGCGACCCCAGAGGACTTTTACAGACTCGGTACAGTTATATATCAAGATTCAAAAGAAGCGCAGCTATCTCAGCGAAACGAGCTTCTATACTTAAACAGCAACCCTTTAATAGCCCCAACAAAAACATATCCTATATATCTATATGAGGACAGTAAATTATACTTATACCCGAAAACTATTACATCGGATATAAGTGTTAGCTATTTAAGAAAACCTGTAGATGTTATATGGAACTTCACAATTCCATCTGGGCAAAACTACTACCAATACAATGCTACTAACTCAGTTAATTTTGAGCTATCAAAAACAGAGCAGGCAAATATTATCTTAAAGATATTACTCTACTCGGGTGTCGTTATAAGAGACCCATCAATAGTACAGATAGCGGCACAACAAGTGCAACAAGAAAATCAACGCTCAATAATGTAAGATATGCCGATACCTAATGGTGGTTTAATAACCGAAACTAATGAACAATATTACGCTGGAGCACAGCGATTTCTTATATCGGATCCTCCTGTCATAGGTGATTCCGTAACAACTACATTTAATACTGATCTAATATACGATTCGGTTAACGCTACATTAACTAACTTTGTTGTTTACACTAGTGCCGATGGCTTAGCCGGGAACTATGATGAATTCGCGGGGCCATATACTGTTGCAGGAAATACAATAACTTTTACAGGAACAAATACATTAAGAAAGCATATTGTAGTACAACTAAAATCTTTAGATGGCGGAAACTTTGGAAATGAAGATGCTCTCGGGGATGCAGTGCAAGAAAACTACGGAAGCTACGCCTACACTTCTTTAAACGATGTTATTAACGGATTTATTGCGACCTACGTTGGTGAGCATAAATTAATAGGCGATGTTAAAAGAACAGATGTAATATTTCATGCTAAAAGAGGATTGCAAGAATTTAGTTACGATACTTTAAAAAGCGTTAAGTCGCAAGAAATAACTATTCCACCTAGCCTAGGTGTTACAATACCACAAGACTACGTAAACTACGTTAGCTTAGCATATATAGATCAACTAGGTGTAAGACACCCAATATATCCAGCAAACAATTTAACCAGTAGCCCATACGAAGTGCCGCTGCAGGATGAAGCAGGGGATTACACTATGGATAATACTGGCGATCTTTTAGAGGGTACTTCTATTACAAACGAAAGATGGGGCGAGGCTAATGACAGATTATTAAATGGCAATATAACATTTGACGATTACTGGGCTTACGGTAGTTACTTAACAGGTAATCCATTTTACGGGCAAAGATACGGTAACGATCCACAGAATTCGCAAAGAAATGGTTGGTTTAATATGAATGAAAGAGATGGTACAATAGCTTTTTCTTCCAACTTAAAAGACCGATTAATAATACTTGACTACATATCAGACGGATTAGCGTATGATTTGGATTCTAGGATACCTAAGATGGCCGAGGATGCATTATATGCACACATACTATATTCTATATTAGCGAGCAGAATTAATCAACCTGAGTACGTTATACAACGTTTAAAGAAAGACAGATCTGCTAAACTAAGAAATGCTAAAATAAGATTATCCAACATTAAACTATCAGAGATAGTACAGGTAATGAGAGGTAAATCTAAATGGATAAAATCATAATTTAATGGCACAAGAAATCAAAAACACATTTCTAAAATCCAAGATGAATAAAGATCTTGATGATAGAATATTGCCTAACGGCGAATATAGAGATGCTCGGAATATATCAGTTGGTAGATCCGAAGATAACGATGTAGGTGCCTTAGAAAACATAATTGGTAACAATTTAGTTACCGGAACAGACATAGGCAACGGTTTAACTATAATAGGTATTGAGGCAGATAACTCTACAGATAGATTATTCGTGTTCTTAACGGACTATGAAGATCCCGATATAGCCAACCCCACTAATGCCCCATCTACTTCAAAGCATTATATATATTCATATAATAATGCAACAGGGCAATACATTAGGCTTGTGCAAGGCGAATTTTTAAATTTTTCAACTACCAACAGGATAGTAGGTATAAACTTACTTGAAAATCTCTTGTTTTGGACAGACAACAGAAATCAACCTAGAAAAATCAATGTTGACTTAGCTAGGGCTTTTGAGCCAGGAGGAGTAGCAGCAGGAGAAGATTACTACAGCGAGGAACACCAAATATCCGTAGCAAAATACAATCCGTATCAAACTATTAAATTATACAACAGAGCTGATCTACAAGTTTTAGCAGGAGCTACTACTACGGTGTTTGAAATAAGCGGCCATAAAAGAACAGAGCTACTATCTCTTATAGAAGCTACTGCCGTTTGTTTAGAATCTTCACCTCCAACAACAGGTACTAATTACTCTAAGGTTGTTAGTATTACTAACTCTTTTGTTGCCCCTAATACAACAATAATAACTGTATCCCCCGCATTAAATACAGCTCCAACCGTAGGGCAATATGTATCGCTCATAAAATCAACAATGAGCAATAAAAATGACGACAATCAATGGCCTGGGGATCCAGATTATTTAGAAGATAAGTTTGTAAGATTTAGTTACCGATTTAAGTTTGATGACAATGAGTACTCTTTAATGGCTCCATTTACTCAGATAGCTTATGTACCAAAACAAAACGGATACTTCCTTAATGGGGATGAAAACGCGGCCTACCAGTCTACTATAGTTGGATTTATGGAAAATTCGATACAAAACATCGGGCTTGTGATACCGCTTCCTTCTTCTGCTAATAAGATAGTATCCGATTACAAAATTAGTGAATTAGAAATATTATTTAGAGAAAGTGATGGTACTGTAGTTAAGGTTTTAGAAAGCATTACAGCAGGTGAAATATCTGGGGCTAGTGGTGTTAACAACACCTATACCTACGAGTACCAATCAAGAAAGCCCTATAGAACATTACCGGAAGCTCAGACAGTAAGAGTATACGATAAAGTACCTGTAAGAGCGTTAGCTCAAGAGTCTTCAGGAAATAGAATTATATACGGAAACTTCGTAGACAAACAAACACCCCCTAACAATATAAATTATAATTGTAGGATAGCTAACAAAGCAACTACCGGAATATACAACAACTTCATTGAGTATCCTAATAGTTCTGTTAAAAGAAACAGGAATTACCAGGTTGGATTTGTTTTAGCAGACAAGTTTGGAAGGCAGTCTCCGGTTATATTGTCCTCAGTGGATTTAGGACTAGAAAGTAACGGTAGTTTTTATTCAGGATCAACCATATATAGCCCCTATGATTTAAACGCAGGTGATACAGACGTGTTGTCTTGGTTCGGAGACGCTATTCAAGTTCTTGTAAATGAGCCTATAACATCGGAGATAGATTCAGCTACAGGAACCCCTGGCTTATACGCAATAAACCAACAGGATTCTTCTACAGGCGAAGGCTTTGCGGTAGCCGCAGGATTTACCGGCACGCCCCCAACTATATTAGGCAATACGTATACATTTACTTTAGATGACACAGCATTCCCTAACAATACTAATATTCCTATAGTAGATAGAGGAAACTACATGAGAGGTGCTTATAAAGATTTTGTTAAAGTAACTAACGTAGTTAACACCGCGGGATCTATCTATGAAGTAACAACTGACGGACAAGTAAATGATATTTACTTAAGAACAGACAACTTACCCGCAGGAGATCCGGATTTAAAATTCGTGTATACCCTTAATGATTTAGGCTGGTACAGTTATAAAATTGTTGTTAAGCAAACAGAGCAAGAATATTACAATGTATATTTGCCTGGAATACTAAATGGTTACCCTGGACAAAGTAGTGACGGCGAAGAAAATGGCCCTTTTCCTGGAGACGAATTAAATTTGACAGCGCACACCGTACTATTTAATGATAATATACAAAAAATACCTAGAGATTTAGTTGAAGTAGGGCCCGATCAGAAGCAATATAGAAGCTCTGTAACCTTATATGGTAGAGTAACAAACACCATGATAGGGGATGCTGCGGCTTATAATCAGCAATACTATCCAAGGCTTAGCTACACAGGCAAAAATGCAGTTGATCACATGGCCACGACTATTGCAACCGCGGGTGATTTAGATATGCAATATGTTCAGCTGTCCGGTGACTCCGGATCTAAGCCTAGAAATGGTAACCTAGTATTCTATCAAATTGACACGAACCCGTTAATAGCTAGAATATCAACAACAGAAAAATCCATAGGAGCGACTAATATCAACACAGCCAGTACAGGAGCCCCGTACAATATGGTACCTTATCTTGCAATATACGAAACAGCTCCCGTTGAATCCTTTCTTGAGTTGTATTGGGAAACAAGTTCCGAGGGATTAATAGTAGACTTAAACGCTGAACTAGCTTCAAGTAATAGCGGAGCAGTAGGGTTTACAGCTATTGGATGGACTTTTGACGAAACAATTACTAGCGGCACAGCAGTTAGCGCTTGGTTTGAACCATTAAATAACCAAGGAGGAACTTACGTTTCCCCTACTTCTGCTGAATTGATTTCAGTTAAAAATGGGTTAGGAGCTGACGCGGATTCTTCTTTTAGTTTAAACACTGGAGTTATTGGAAGCGTTAACGAAGGTAAATTTCAATTACAATACGAGGACAGTGGCATAGTTTTTTTACAAGGCAGCAACATAACAGACGTTTATACTTTTGTAATACGTGTAACAACCGCAGAGGGAGATACAAGCGATTTAACCATAGGAGGCCAAACAGAAGGCGAAGGGGCTTTAAAAAATCTTCAGCCTAGCTTTGGTGTTATAGCTGACAAAGTTAAGACTATAAGTAACAAGGTTTTAATACCCGCATCTGATTGGGCGTCCGCGGTTAACGGCACTGCTTTAACTGGTGACAACGCAAGAGAACAACTAATATACACTTTTACTGGGTCTGATATTCCTGATAACTGGGTTATGGACCCCAATAGCGGAGAACTTACACAAGCAACTCCTGTAGAGGCTGGCATTGCTACAGAGTTTACAGGTAATCCTTTGGGAATTTTTAATATAACAGTTAGGCTTTCTGATGCAAACGCCATTAACTCAGTTAATGCTGCAAACGGATACACCTCGTTATATGCTGAACAGGATGTTCAAATAAGATTAGAGCCTACGGCTGTTAACCCAGGCGCATTAAGTACTTCTTGTGTAATTACACCTGCCTCCCCACCTGCTAATACTGTTATTGATGCAGCTACTGGCGTTGTGGGCCCATTTAATAATGGCCAAAAAGTTAGTTGTGTTTACTATATGTCCGCAACAGATTTGACGCAAAGCGATACAGACAACAGCGTGTTTTTTGATAATGGCATTCCTAATCCCGATGTTGACGAAGACATGAACACCGTTAATTATAGGATCGGCACAGATTGCCATAGAAAAGGCACTATTTCTTTCAGTTTAAATACTTTTTCGCCTTGGAATGGATCTACAAACAATATAAACTTGTTTTACACCCCTAAAATTAATTTTTATTATAGAGCCTTAGGAGAAACTACTTGGCAACTTATACCTAGAAACCTTGAGCAAAATAGAGTTGGATCTTCAGAAGCTTTAACAAGCCCTACATTTGATGGGCCTCAAGTAATACAGGATCTGATTACTGATGTAGGTGGCGTTACTGTAGTTACACCAAGAAATAATTTGGTTTTAGACTACGGACCTGATGACGTGTGGTTGCAAACAATAAGAGCTTTTAATTATGAAGACTTTAATATAACAGGGTCTGTTGTGGCGGGCTCTGCCGGAATAGAATACGCAATACTTGTAGATACCATTCAGCAATTAATACCAAACACAAAGGCAAATGGAATAGTTAGATTTTGGGCAGCAGCTGACGATTTAGAATATCCTACTTGTGTGCCATGGCAAGGTAAAAATGCTGTAACCGAAAATGGAGCTGTAGGAGATTTGTTTCAATACAGAAGATCTACTGAAAGTAATAATTCAACAGCCTACAACGCAGCAGGAGCTGGATTTATTTATGCCAGAAGCCCCTATGGTGATTACGTTAATGAGTTTTATACAGACGCAACTAATTTTACTCCTTACATTCCTTCATTGCCGTATATAAATACAACTTTAGTAAGAGCAATTGGTTCCACCTTAACTTCTTGGACTACATTCAATGATCCGCCATTACCAGCATACCCCCTTGCTCCACCCGGACCATCGCCCGCTACTGACGTAGAAGTACAATGGGTTGTTGGATATGGTACGAACAATGGCAAAAAATTAATAAATGCAGGTGTTACAGGCGTTAGCGCTAGACAGACTACGTCAAACACGGTATTTAACAGAACGCTAGGTACTTTAAGAGTACATAAAAACTAATATAGATGGCAAAAGTTATAGAATTAAAATACTTTAATACTTTTTGGTTAAAAAAGATTAAAAGCATTGCAGACGTTGAGCCTACTCTTGTTAGCGGAGTTTCCCCTAGTGTTACAGCTTTTGATCCAGCTACAAGAACTATAACGGTAGCGGCACAGACAGCAGATGTAATGAATGTAGGACAAGAAACTACAATTATATGGAATATTGGCGGTAATCCTGTGATATACAAAAGCCATATAGTTTCCAGAAATGCTTTAGGCACGGAATTTGTATTAGCTAGCGATCCGCCGTCACCTCTAGGCCCTTCTTTGCCCCAAAATGTAGTGCTAGGTAAAATAATAAACTTTGATAGTATACCTCAAGCGTACACCGGAGACAATAACAATGACTGGCTTATAGAAGAATCTAGAATTAGAGGAGGGTATAATAATACATCGGTTGATTATGGGGTTAAGGCTTATTTAGTAGAAGACGAACCTAATCAATCACACAAGTTTAGTTCGCTTATACATTCAGGCGTATTCAATTCAAGAACAGGTATTAACCAAACAAATCAATTTTCGGTTGGAGAGGACATAACAAGAACAATTGATCCAGCTAATGGCTCAATACAAAGGTTATATGCCGAAGACACTAACCTAATTATTTTCCAAGAAAATAAAGTAAGTAAATCTTTAATTGACAAAGACGCAATATACTCTGCGGAAGGTAATGCAAGTATTACTAGTAGGCCTTTAGTTATAGGGCAGAATGTAGCTTATGCTGGAGAATACGGAATAAGCACAGATCCAGAATCATTTGCTGTAAACGGATATAGAAAATACTTTACAGACAGAGATCAAAATGTTGTTTGCAGGTTGTCTATGGACGGCATTACTGTTATATCTGCTTACGGTATGACCGACTTTTTTAGAGATAAGCTATCTACAGCAACGGATAATATAATAGGTGGGTGGGATGCTCACAATAAACAGTACACATTGTCGATACCTCAACCCAGCATACTAGGAGAGCCGAAAAAATACGAAACACTAGCATTTGACGAAATATCTAAAGGGTGGACTAGCTTTTTTGACTACGCACCTAATCAAATTATTAGTCTTAACAATGAGTACTTTACCGCTTACACAGGAAAAATATACAGACACTACACATTAGCGCCGAATACGAAGGCCAGAGGAGTGTTTTACGGAGACCAAAACAACTCCAATGTAACTTTCGTATTTAATGGAGCACCATCTATGGTTAAAAACTTCCAAACAATAAATTATGAGGGAGACAGCGGATGGAAAATGGATAGTTTTAAAACAAACACAGACACAACGCTACCTATAACAAGTTCAGTTTTTGTTACTACATTGGAACAAATGCAAAACTCGTTATTAATAAACAGGTTTAAGTTAAAGGAAGATAAATACTACGCCGATCTAGTTAATGGTACACCCTCTCAAAACGGTGAGGTTGTATGGGGTAGCTCATCATCAGGTGTAAAAGGATTCTTCGGAGAAGTAACAATGTCAATAAATAATAGCAACGTCGGTAAAAAAGAATTGTTTGCCGTAAGCACAGGATTTGTACAATCATCATAATAAAATAAAGATATGCCATTACCATTAGCAGCCGCCGCAATAGGCGCAATAGGAAGCATAGCCGGGGGAATTATGGGCAGTAGCTCAGCAAAAAAACAAGCCCGAGCAGCCCAAGCAGAAAGAGATAGAATTTCACGTCAAATGGCTTTGTTTGAGCAAAACAGACAAGCGGTTATAAACCCTTATTCTGGAGTAACATCTTTATCTGGTTTAGTAGACGAAATGAGAGCCGATCTTAGCAACCCTTTTGCTAACCTAGGTGTTGCCACAAGCGCTGCGGAGATCCAGATGGAGCAAACAGATATTGCCTTAGCAAATACACTAGATGTGTTACAAGCAACAGGTGCGAGCGCGGGAGGTGCCACAGCGCTAGCTCAGGCAGCTAAGCAAAGCAAGAAAGAAGTTGCGGCTAACATAGAGCAACAAGAAGCCGCTAACGAAAAGTTAAGAGCTCAAGGAGAACAAGCTTTACAAGCTAAAGAAATGCAGCTTACGCAAATGGAAATGAGTGAAGAAGCCAGAATACAAAATGCTGAAGCGGCAGGAAAGCAATTTATGTTTGGCGCGCAAGAGCAAAGAGATATGGCTACATTAGATAGAATGCAAGGAGGTATCGACCAAGCCAACCAAAATGCAGCAAATGCGAATATGGCGGGGGCGCAATCAATGGCTGGCATGATAAGCGGTGTTACTAGTGTTATAGGAGCGGGGTTATCTTCTGGGGCATTCGATCCCGGCGCGCCAACTAGCCTCGGGAATTTTACAATACCGCCTACTCCAACTACTGAAGGCTATTCTAAGTTTAAATTTGAATTTTAAAACATGAGCTATAGACAACCAAAAATAATTGACGATAAATCTGGACTAGTGCTAGGACAAGCAATAGCTGCGGGAGCGCAGAATATATCTAAAGGTATAATTGCAGGTCAGGCTAGAAAAGAAAAAGAAGAGGCTAAAGCCAAGCTTGAAGCAGAAAAAAAACAGGCTAAAGAAGATAGGCGTATTTTTCAAACATCGAAAGCAATAAAAGACTCTTATGCGGATCAAGCTGCGTGGGCTAAAAAGCTCGATGGTGATTTAGAAGGGCTTAATGATTTTACTGTTCAGCAAATGAACGGATATATGGATGTAGCTAAAAACCTAGAGCTTGAAAGAATAAACGGTGCTTACGGACCGGATTATTTAAAAAGGCTCGAAGATAATCAAAAAAATATAGCCCGTGTTAACGAGTTTGCATCAGGAATCATAGGTGCTAGAGCAGATGCCGGGGCTGTTATAGACATGACAGAGGAGCAAAGGGATAGAGACACGGCTTTTATACCTATAACTATTGAAGGTGTAGCAGACAACGGGGAGCTGGCAGAGGATGCTGTTTATGCGATTGGCGGTTTAAAGGGTTACCATATTGGGTTTAGCGACAAAGGCGTTAAAATAACAAGGCCAGGAGGGGACGATGCCTACATAAGCATAGATACTTGGAATTCTATCTCAGGTAATCTTTACTATCACAGAAAAGATAATACCACTACAGACATGCAGGGAGCTATAGCCAAAGGCATGCAAATACCCGATGCTGCGGGCAAGAACGTTTTAGATCCTAGAATGATATCTACCACTCCTACAGGAATAGGTACGGAAACAGTTACCCCTGGAACTAAATTAGAGCCTGTCCCTATGGGTATAAATACCAGCGGATACTACACTTACAGGCAGCCATTTAATAAAGAAGCGGTAAACAATTTAAAAACCGAAGTATTAGATAGCGTTTTTGAAAAAATAGAATCTTTTGGCCCACAAGCTTATAAGAAAAATGTTTGGATGAAGGACTTAGAAAGAGGTGGATTTGATAAAGTTGCGTATAATAACATAGGGGGGGCTGAATACAAGAAAAAAAATCCTAATGCAACGGAAGCTGATATAAAAGCCGCAAAAAAACAGTATGTAGTGGATTCAGCTGAGGCCCAATTCCTATCTATAGCAAACCTTAAAAAAGACGGAGATGAATACTATAGAACAATACAAGGCAGAAAAGTTAGTTCTACAGACTCTAAAAAAGAAGTAAAACTAAGCGAAACGTATAACAAATATGCTACTGGGCTTTCTAGTATAAAAGCGCTTGAAACTAAACAGGAGAAAATAGCGGGAATAATTAAGCTAGCTGCATTAGGTGAAGGTGCTCAAATTGCTAAAGGGACTAGTTCCAAGTACGTAGGAAATTTAAGATTAACTAACGATTACATTGTGCAATTTGGAAAAGAGTTAACCGGTGGCGATAACCCAAAATATAAAGGCTATGATCTTAAAAAACCCGAGGAAGCAGAGAATTTTATTAGAAATAAAACAGGCTTGAGTGGAAAAAAATTAGACGTTTTAGTACAAGGCTTACTTGATATAACAACAAAAGAATAAAATTTAAAAAAATACAATATGTTTAAATACCTTATAAACAAAGAACTAGTTGTTTTTAACTCTCCTGAAGAAAGAGAAGCAGGGCTTAGCAATGCTGAAGCTAAAGGATATAGTATAGAAAGAGTGAGTCTTGATTACGAAGAAAAAAAAGAAAAAGAAAAAGAAGAAGATCCTATACTAAAAAGTATTGAAGCTAATACTCCGAAAGAAGATTTTACACAAGGCCCTGTAGAGCGTGCGGATGCAGCGTCGGAAACTGTAGCACAAGACGGTACGGAATTACCGCGGGAAGATGGTTCTTCGGAATTTCAAGGATTTCCACCAATTGATGATCAAGAAATTGATTTAGGAGGAGAAGTGCCGTTTACATTTAATGGCAAAGAAGTTACAGAAAAAGAGTACAAAGCTCTTAACGAAGCTATTCCTGAAGAAGAAAAGGACGCTGGCACAACCTTTGATCCGTGGGTATCTGATCCTATAGAAAGGAACGGAATAGAGGAAGAGCTAAGGGAAGTGCAAAACACTTTAAGTAATACTTTTTCAGCAAGCCCGGATTATAAAGAGTTAGCTAAAAGAGAAGCCCAACTACAAGCAAGGCTGCAGGAGTCTGAAACGGAACGTATGTTTGCAATCGAGCAGATGCCCGCCGGTAGTGACAAAGAGGTAGCGGAAGCAGGCCTTAGCCCGGAGCAAAAAGAAGTGTACACTGCTATGAAAAAAGTAGTAGAGGATACAAACAGCTATAGTGTAGCAACTGAAAAGGGCATTTTAAAAGATGTTCCTATGCTGGCTATGGCTTCTAGAATGGTAAATGAGTCCTTTGGTTTTTCTAAAGATACTCAGCCAGACCAAGTTTTAAAATACGATCAAGCCGTTTATAGCGAAGTGGCTAAAATTATATCTGAAGATAAAGTACTAAAAGGTAGGCTAAATTACAACACAGCAACGTTAGAGGTAAAAGAAAATCTATTAAAAGAAGCTCGCGTAAACGCATACAAAAAAGCGTCTAAAGATAACGCATATCAAGCAACTAACCTAAATGAAAACCTTGTTAAGGATTCAAACGACGCTACTCAGCAAATAGCCAAGCTAAACGCACAAATAAAAAAAATAAAGGGCACAAAGTCAAACAGAGAGCTAGATCAATCTGAAATTGATCAGATAAATATATTAGGTAAACAGATAAACAGCATAATAGCTGGATTTGATAGAAGGCAAACAGAGGCTGAGACACAATTTGAAAAGCTAAAAACAGACCAAACTACATTAGCTGGAGCGTATAAAATAGATTTAGCTGCCAATACAATAGGCAATGCTTTTAAGAAAAGCGATATAATAGAGGACTACAAAAAGGAAAGTAGCGCTGAGCTAGGTGGGTTTGCTAAAGGATTAAATTCTTTTTTACAAAGCACTTTTCAGTTAGCGGTGGAGGGCGAAATTGGATTGCCTACTGTTGCAATGGCAAAAATGGGATCTTTTGGCCAAGGGCTAATAGAAGGAGATACTGAGAAGTACAATGTATACGATGCGTTTTTTGATACTGTAAAAAACAACATGTCTTACGACCAGCTAGGCGTTGAAGCCAGTACCGTATTTGAAAATGGTAAAAGTTTTTGGGAACAAGATGGCTCGGAAATATTTGCTTTAGCTGGAGATGGAGTTGGATTTACTTTGCAGCTAATGAGAAAAGCAAAGCAGGGTCAGGTAGATAATTACTACAAGGCAATAGGCGATGTAACCAGCAAGACTAATAAATTTAAAAAAATATTATCAAAAGATAACATAGAGTTTATTACGGCAAAAGCAACAGTAGAAGCTGTTACTATGAGCAACTACGCTAATGCTTTGGATGCTGGAATGGATAAAAACACGGCTACAATATATTCTGCGCAACAGTCTTTAATGACTGCGGCTATCCAAATGATTTACCCAGACATCAAAATGATAACACCTAGCAAATCAATACTTACATCTATAAGTAAGTTGCCTGGAAATCTTCAAAACGCAGCTATAAAAAAAGCGGTATTTGGGGGTGGAGCAAAGCTACTAGGAGGCGTAAGCATGGAGTACCTGGAGGAATTAACTGAAAGCATTGGGGAAAGAGCGCTAAACGGTGCATTTGCTATCGCTAACAGTGAATTTTTAGGAGATCAATGGTGGGTTGAAAATAAAAAGATACTCTTAAGTACCATGTTAATAAGTGGCCCTTTAAGTGGAGTAGGGGCTACCAAGACAGCGATCAACACTTATGACAATTTTACAAACGTAGCTGAGTGGCAAATGAATATTGCCTTAGGTACTTTGCATGAACAAAAAAGGGCTATGCTAAAAGAGCAAAAAAAGCCTGGGAGTGGAATAAAAGCAGAGGATATAGCTAAAATAGACGAGGCTATAAGTTTTGCTAATAAAATGACTACCGCATTAAAAAATTCTCCTGCTAATGTATCTGGCGCAGAACTACAATTGTTGATTGAGAAGCAAGATTTAATAGAAAAGAACAAAAATCTAGATCCCGCTTTTAGAGGAGATAACGATGCCGCAATAAAAATACTAGACGAAAAAATAAAGGCTGCTAACAAAACCGGTAAAGCCGCTAAGTTTGTGGAAGAAGCAGCTACTAAGGATGTTGAAACAGCTAAAAAAATAAACAAAGCTTTAGATCTTGGTTCTGAGTTGGAGGCCTACGATACTCAACAAGAAATTGACGACCGTATAGAACAACTTAAAGTTGACGGGGCTGAGGATACCGATATAGATAAGACCGCGTACGGAGTTATAATCGGCATGAAAGACGGCAGTGATGTTATACTGGTGAACAAGGCAGCGGCCATAAAAGATGGTAGGATAAATACGGCAGCTCACGAGCTATTACATAGGTATTTAAAAAATACATTAAAGAACGACGCCGGAAACACTGCTGCAGTTGGTAAATCTTTAAACGAGTATTACAAAAGTTTAGGAATGGATTCTAACGGCGAGTTTGAGGCTAGAAGAGCACAAGCTGCCAGAGATTTTGGAGAAAACTCAAACAACTATAACGAGGAGCTAATCACTATGCTTAGTGAAGCTATGCTTGACGGGAAAGTAAAATCCAATCAGGGGAACATCGGCAAATTAATAGACGGAGTTAAAAGACTTTTAAGCGTAAACAAAGATATTACTTTAGATGATGGTAAAAGCGTATTTGATTTTGTAAAAGAGTACAACCGATCAATAAAGAAGGGTAAAGCTAGTAAGAAGATTCAAAAAGGAGCAGCTGGAATAAAAGGTAAACTTATAAAAGACGAAGGAACAAAGGCTACCAAAACAAATAAATCATCGTCAAGATTACAAGAAAGGTTTGACAAAGCGGAAGAGGCTTTAGACGATGCCGAAGATTTGTACAACCTAGATCAGTATGATCCTTCGTTAAAGAAGGCTGTAGAAGATGCTCAAAAAGAATACGATTTAGCAGAGGCTGCTTTAGATGCTGGAGTAGCGCCTGTTACGGAAAGCACTCCCACAAGCCCAGCTGCTGAGCCAGTAAAAAAAGAAAAGATAGTACGGCCTAAAGCAGACAAAAGCAAAAGAAAGTACTCTTTAGATAAGGAGGTAAAAAAAGAGCTTGAGCCTAAGATCGCTAAGGTAAGAGAAGCCAATAGAGCTCAGAGAGCGGCTGAAAAGAAATTAAACGAAGAAGCAATAGCGGCTATCAACGCAATCGACGACAAAGTTGAAAGCAGATCT